ACTGCAGATAGACATTCTAACTTTGAAGTAACTATATCAGTATATTAAAATAACGCAAAATGCGTTATAGAAAAATTTTAATTTAAAAACAAAACCAATGGAAAACCCACAGGAAAATTTATCCCCAGAAGAACTAGCAGCTAAGAAAGAAGAGATGCTAGCATTTTACAAAGAGTCTATGCCTTACTTAGAAGCTCAGTTAGCATATGAAAAAATGTTATCCGACATTGATGAGACAAGATTTAAGAGAACTCAGATTCAGATGCAGTATGCTATGATGATGGCCCCACCTGAAGAAGAAGGTGAGATGCCAGAAAACATAACACCGCCAGCTCCTCAACCTACTGCTAAAAAAAGAAAGCTTAAAAAAGAAGAAGCATAATGGCAATTGTAAAACAAGTTCAGAAGAAAGTTGTAATGTCTAAAAAAGACATTATTAAATTTCAGTTACTTACTCACTGTTACATAAATAAAATAACAGTGAGTAATTCTGATCTTGAGTGTCTAGCATTATTAGGTATTACTGGTCCTATGGAGTTAACTCATTTTTGTTATGATGCAGCTGAGGAGCATAAGATTTTTAAATCCCAACAAACAGTAAGAAACTGTATAAATAAGTGTATTAAAAATAATCTTATTAAAAAAGATGCAAAAAATAAAAAAGTAGTATCTATAGGAGACAATGTAAAAATAGAAACAGAAGGTACAATATTCTTAGATTATAAATTTCTTGCCAGATGAATCCTAAAAAGGCAAGATTATTATATGAAGAAGTTTCAGAAACAGAAGATGTACCAAAACAACTAGTAGAAAATCTACTAGATTTTTATTATAAAAATGTAAGAACATTATTGAGTGAATTATATCACCCAAGAATAAATATAACAGGTTTAGGTTTGTTTACAGCTAGAGATAGAGCAATAACTAAAGCAATACCTAAGTTTGAAAAGTATTTAGAAAATCATGACACTTCTACATATTCAGCATATTACAATAAAAAAATGCTTGAAGAAAAGATTGAGTTTCTATATTCTATAAAAGAGCAAATAGAAGCAGAAAAAGAAAGAAAAGAAAAATTTTTAAAAGAGAAAAATGGACCTAAAAAAGATCTGGAAGAATAGAAAGCAAATTTATGAGGGTATAAAAAACTCTGTAATGAGAGATAACTTTGTAGAAGAGGTAGCTGCTAAAAGAATGGCTATGTGTAATGAATGTCCAAGTAAAGGAGACAAATGTGAAGTTCCAGGTACAGGTCCATGCTGTAATGAGTGTGGTTGTTCATTAGGTTTTAAAACTAGAGCTCTTTCTGCATATTGTCCTTTAGGAGAATGGAAAGCTTTGATGTCCGAAGATGAAGAAGATAAACTTGGTGAATTATGAGTATAATATTTACAGAAGAAGATCATAGCTATAAATCATCTAACCCCTCTGATTTTATAAATTGGATAAGTGTAACATCACTTACATCATATTTTAAGGAACCATTTGATGCTAAGAAGGTAGCACAAAAAGTATCCAAAAGAAAAAATTCTAAGTGGTACGGAATGAAACCTAAGCAGATTCAAGATATATGGAAGAAAGAATCTGAAAGAGCTATGTCTTTAGGTACATTCTATCACAATCAAAGAGAAGCTGATCTGTGTGCACTTGCATCTATAGAACGAGATGGAGTTACTGTACCAGTATTTAGTCCTATAATAAAAGGTGAAGGTGTAAAATTATCACCTAATCAAAAACTAGAACCTGGAGTATACCCTGAACATATGGTATATTTAAAGTCAGCAGGTATCTGTGGACAGTCAGATTTAGTTGAGGTAGTTAATAATAAAGTATCCATCATTGACTATAAGACAAACAAGGAAATTAAGATGCAATCCTACAAAGATTGGGAAGGTATATCACAGAAAATGAAGTTTCCTTTGTCTCATTTAGATGATTGTAACTTTAATCATTATGCCTTACAGCTCAGTATTTATATGTATATTATATTAAAGCACAATCCTAAACTAAGACCAGGTAGCATGTTTATCTACCATATACAGTTTGAGGAAGAGGGTAAAGATGATTATGGTTACCCTATAACTAAATATACAGATAAAGGAGATCCTGTTGTAAAAGAAGTAGTACAGATTCCTGTTCCTTATCTAAAAGATGAAGTTATCTCAATAATCCATTATTTATCAGACAACAGACACAAACTAAAAAAATGATTGCAAAACTATTTGATATACAAAACGGCAAGGTTGTACCAACAGAACACTGCTATACACTTAAGTCATTAAAAGATATAATGGATAACTATCCTGATGATTATCTTAAGATCTATCAGTATTTATTTTATATGACATGTCCTAACCCAGATATGAATCCTTTCTTTCATACTCCTGAGCATGAGAAAGAAGAAGTAGTATTAAAAGAACTAGATGCAGAGTTTAGTACAGAGGATGATGACATATGGGCAGCACTTAAGTTTTGCGAGAAGATGTATGAAACACCAACATCTAGAGCATACAAAGGTATTGCAGCCATGTTAGATAGATTAGGTAGATATATGCAGACTACGCCTATTGAGCATGGTAGAGATGGTAATATTAACTCTCTAGTAAATGCAGCTGCTAAATATCAACAGATTAGAGAATCATTTAAAGGAGCATATAAAGATCTCCAGGAAGAACAGCAGAGTAATGTAAGAGGTGGTATTGGACTAGGATATGATCAATAAGAGTGAGATATATCAAGATATACCTACATGGGACAATGGAACATGGACTAGTACAAGTTTTGAATCTAGAGAAGAGTTTGCAGCTTACGTAAGAGATCTATTTAAAGAACCTGGTGAATATAAGTTTGATGAAACTAGTAAGCTATTTAATGCAGAAGCTACTAAGTTTAATACTCAAGGATTTTATTGTGACTCGCCATTTAAATCAAGAGACTTTATAAACTATTGGGAAGGAGAAAAGCAGAAGTGTAGAAGAGGTGTAATATATAAATCAGGAGATAATACTTGGTATATTGCACGAGACTACTACATGTGGTTAAACTTCTTACCAATCTTTAATAAAGAAATACAGCAGTTTGGTTTTGCTGATATTAGAGATGCTCAGTATCATATGGCATTATATGAAATGCTAGCAGAACTAAACTATAAGCATGCAGCTATACTTAAGAAAAGGCAGATAGCTTCTTCTTATTATCATATGGCTAAACTTATTAATCAGCAATGGTTTGAGCCAGGGGTAACTCTTAAGATAGGAGCAAGTCTTAAAGATTATATAAATGAGAAAGGTTCTTGGAAGTTTTTAGATGAATATGCTGCATTCTTAAATGAACATACTGCTTGGTATAGACCAATGAATCCAAGTAAGGTTATGATGTGGCAGCAGAAGATAGAAGTTAGAAAAGGTAACAGAAAAACTGAGGTAGGTCTTAAAGGTACAATACAAGGTATGTCATTTGAGAAAGATCCAACAAATGGTGTAGGGGGTCCAGTAAAATATTTTTTCCATGAGGAAGCAGGTATTGCACCTAAGATGGATAAGACATATGAGTACATGAGACCAGCAATGAGATCAGGACTTACTACCACAGGATTATTTATAGCAGCAGGATCAGTTGGTGACTTGTCACAATGCAATCCTCTTAAGGATATGATACTTAATCCAACTTCTAAAGATATTTATGCTGTAGAAACTGATTTAATTGATCACAAAGGTACTACAGGTTTGTCAGGTTTATTTATACCAGAACAATGGTCTATGCCTCCACATATAGACGAATATGGCAATTCATTAGTAGAACAAGCTACTATAGCATTGCAAGATCAATTTGATGAGTGGAAAAGAGATCTAGCGCCAGAAGATTATCAGCTTAGGATATCTCAGCACCCTAGAAATATTAAAGAAGCTTTTGATAATAGATCTGTATCAGTATTTCCTACACATCTGCTAGCAGCACAAAATAGAAGAATAGAAGAAAAGGAATATGGATATGAGTTCTTAGACATCTATGCAGATGATGAAGGAAAACCTGCTGTAAAGAAAAGTAATAAACAACCTATTAAACAGTTTCCTATAAATAAAAAGACAGAAGATAAAACAGGATGTCTAGTAGTATGGGAAAGACCTGTTGCAGACCCAGGATTTGGAACCTATTATGCTTCTATTGACCCTGTATCAGAAGGTAAGACTACAACATCAGAATCATTATGTTCTATCTATGTTATGAAAAATTCTGTAGAAGTAACTAAGGTTACTGGAGTAGAAACAGAAACATATGTAGAACAAAGTAAAATAGTAGCTGCATGGTGCGGTAGATTTGATGATATAAATAAAACACATCAAAGGTTAGAGTTAATTATAGAGTATTACAATGCTTGGACAGTAATTGAGAACAACATCTCTTTATTTATCCAGTACATGATATCTAGAAGAAAACAGAAGTATCTAGTACCTAAGAGTCAGATAATGTTTCTTAAAGATCTTGCTTCAAATAAAAATGTATTTCAGGAATATGGTTGGAAAAATACAGGAACATTATTCAAAGCGCACCTGTTATCATATGCAATTGAGTTTGTAAGTGAAGAACTTGATCAAGAAACCAAAGCTGATGGAACAGTGGTAAGAACAACTTATGGTATAGAAAGAATACCAGATCCAATGCTTATAAAAGAAATGCAAGAATATGCAGATGGAGTTAACGTGGATAGATTAGTATCATTTGCAGCTCTTGTATCATTTATGAAAATACAGGAATCTAATAGAGGCTATACCAAAAGAGTAGACAGGGATGACACTGCTAAAAAGTTGCAAAAGTCAGAAAATTTGTTTAAATTAAATAGTACTCCGTTTAGACACATGGGTAGAAAAAACAAACGAAATAATGGCAGAACTAAAAGATCTGCTTTTAAAAATATTAAATAGAGACAATGCAGGTATATAATGCACTTCAATTAAAAAAGGGAGCTAAGGTTGAAAGAAATAGAATGGGCTCTATTACACAACCACTTCAGTTTCTACCTGAGAAAAAGAAAAATGACGAATGGGCTGCCTGGAATTTAGACTGGTTAGAGTGGGAAGGTCTAAAACAAATCCGAAAAAATGCAAGGCGATTAATGAAAAATTACAAGCTTGCAAAAGGTATTATAGATAGATCCGATTATATTGTAGAGGAAGACAATGAGTATGTAGACATAGTAGATATGTTAGCTAATAGAAATGAAGACTCTGCTTTAGAGTTAAAGTTCTACCCTATTATTCCAAATGTAATTAATGTACTTACTGCAGAGTTTGCAAAAAGATCTACTAAATTAACTTATAGAGCAGTTGATAATGTATCATACAATGAGCTTCTAGAAGAGAAACGTAAGATGGTTGAAGAAACTTTGATGTCAGATGCAGAAGAAGAAATAATCTCTGCACTTGTAGCACAAGGTTTAGATCCAGAATCACAAGAAGCACAAAAACAGTTAAACCCTGAAAACATAAAGACTCTTCCTGAAATAGAGCAATTCTTTAGAAAGGATTATAGATCTATGTTAGAGCAATGGGCAAGTCATCAGCATAGTGTAGATGTTGAAAGATTTAGAATGGATGAGCTTGAAGAAAGAGCATTTAGAGATATGCTTATTACAGATAGAGAGTTCTGGCATTTTAGAATGATGGAAGATGACTATGATGTAGAGCTTTGGAATCCTGTACTTACATTTTATCATAAGTCTCCACAAGCTAGATATATATCACAATCTAACTGGGTAGGTAAAACAGATATGCTTACACCTTCAGATGTTATTGATCAGTATGGTTACTTGATGACAAAAGATCAACTTGAAACATTAGAAGCAACTTATCCTATACAATCATTTGGATATGCTACAGGAGGTTATCAAAATGATGGTTCATTCTATGACCCTACAAAGTCTCATGAATGGAATACTGAAATGCCATCTTTGGCTATGAGACAGTATACAACCTTTATGGCAGGAGAACAAGCTTATAATGGAGATGTTATAAATCAAATACTTTCAGAAGGAGAAGACTATACAGATAGCTTATATAACTCTAACTATTATATTAGAGTAACTACTGCATATTGGAAGTCTCAAAGAAAACTTGGACACCTTACTAAGATAGATGAAACAGGAAATGTATTTACTGAAATAGTCACAGAAGACTATAAGATAATGGATAAACCTGTATATGATAATAGACTATTTAAAAATAAAAATAAAGACAATCTTTTATTTGGAGAGCATATTGACTGGATATGGATAAATCAAGTATGGGGTGGTATTAAGATAGGACCAAATATTCCTAGCTATTGGGGTATGAATGAAACTAATGGTTTCTCTCCTATTTACATTGGTATAGATAAAAACAGAATAGGGCCGCTAAAATTCCAGTTCAAAGGTGATAATAACTTATATAACTGCAAACTTCCTGTAGAGGGTTCTGTATTCTCAGATAGAAATACTAAGTCAACATCTTTAATTGATTTAATGAAACCGTTCCAGATTGGATATAACATGGTTAATAATCAGATTGCTGATATCTTAGTAGATGAATTAGGTACTGTAATTATGTTAGATCAAAATACATTACCTAAACATTCATTAGGAGAAGACTGGGGTAAAGGAAACTTAGCTAAAGCTTATGTGGCCATGAAGGATTTCCAGATGTTACCTCTTGATACATCTATTACAAATACAGAGAATGCATTAAACTTCCAACACTTTCAGAAACTTGATCTAGAGCAAACAAACAGATTGATGTCTAGAATCCAGTTATCTAATTACTTCAAGCAGCAAGCATATGAAACAATTGGTGTTAATCCACAAAGAATGGGGCAGCAATTATCTCAGATGACTGCTACAGGAGTAGAACAAGCCGCTAATGCTTCTTATGCTCAAACAGAAATGTACTTTATCCAGCATGCAGATTATCTAATGCCTAGAGTACATGAGATGAGAACAGACCTAGCTCAGTTTTATCATAGTACTAATCCATCAACTAGACTTACATATATTACATCTGCTGATGAAAAAGTCAACTTTGAGATTGAAGGTACTGATATGCTTATGAGAGAGCTAAATATATTCTGTACTACTACTGCAAATCACAGAGCAGTTCTAGAACAGCTTAAGCAAATGGCTATGCAAAATAATACTACAGGTGCTAGTATTTATGATCTTGGAAATATTATTCAGTCAGACTCTGTTGCAGAACTATCTAATATACTTAAAGGTACTCAAGACAGACAAGAGAAACAGAGACAAGAAGAAATGCAACAGCAACAGCAAATGCAACAACAGCAATTGCAGCAACAGCAACAAATGCAGAAAGAGAAACTTGATGCAGAAGCTGCTGAGGCAGAAAAAGACAGACAAAAAGATATTCTTATTGCTGAAATTAGAGCAGCAGGATATGGCTCTATGGTTGATTTAGATAAAAATGAGATGAATGACTATAGAGATGCTATGTCTGAAATAAGAAAAACTGAACAATATCAGCAACAAACTAATATACAAAGACAAAAGCTGAGTGATGATATGGTAAAACATTCTCAAAAAATGAGTATTGAAGAGCAAAGAATTCAAGCTCAAAGAGAAATAGCAGATAAACAATTAGAAATAGCTAGAGAAAACAAGAACAAATATGATGTAAAACCATCAGAAAGAGATAAGAAAAAATAGTTTAGCTATATAATGAAAAATTTTACATAAAAAATTTGCGCTTATTTTAAATCTTTAAGATTTATTTTAGTATATTATTATAAATAACCAACAAAAAATAAAATGGCAGAAGAAAACCAAACACAAGATTCTACAACGGTAGAAGAAGTAGATGTAAATATTGATGAGATTTTTGGTCAACCAGGTGCTGAAAGTATTATATTACCAGCAGAAGAGGTAGAGCCAGAAGTAAAAGAAACTAAGTCAAATCTTTTTTCTAGAGAAGAAGAACTTGACACATCGTTCATTGACAAGACTGAAACTACAACTGAAGCTCCTGAAAGGGAGATGACAGCTGAAGAAAAGATTGAAGCAACTCCAGACTCTGTTGTAGAGGAAGCATTATCAGAACTTGATGAAGCCATTACTGCAGAAGAAGAAGGTGAGAGTAAAGGAGGTAGATATAGAACAGATAAAAGTGGTCTAGTTGATCTAGCTAAAAAGATGATAGAGGAAGGTACTCTATTTGGCTTTGATGATGATAAAGACTTAGAAGATTATTCTACTAAAGACTTTAGAGAATTATTTGAAGCTAACTTCCAAGAAAGGGAAGCTCAAATAAGAAAGAATACTCCTAAAGAATTCTTTAATGCTTTACCTCAAGAACTTCAAGTGGCTGCAAAATATGTAGCAGATGGCGGTACAGATTTAAAGGGTTTATTCAGAACTTTATCTAGAGTAGAAGAAGTAATGGAACTAGATCCTAATAATGAAAATCACCAAGCAGAGATTGCAAGGCAATACTTAACTGCTACAAACTTTGGTACTCCTGAAGAAATACAAGAAGAAATTCAAGAGTGGGCTGATATAGAAAAGCTTGAAAAGAAAGCTAAACAGTTTAAACCCAAGTTAGATAAGATGCAAGAAAAGATTGTTGCACAACAACTAGTAGAGCAAGAACAAAGGAAAGCCCAACAAGAACAAGCAGCTGCTCAATACATGGATAATGTATATAACACTCTTTCAGAAGGTAAGATAGGCGATATTAAGTTAGACAAAAAAATACAAAATCATTTATATGCTGGATTAGTTCAACCAAACTATCCTTCTATATCTGGTAAGCCTACTAACTTACTAGGACACTTACTTGAGAAATATCAGTTTGTAGAACCAAGACATGACCTTATTGCAGAAGCATTATGGTTACTTTCTGATCCAGAAGGATATAAAGAAAAAGTAAAAAGTCTTGGCAGTCAAGCAGCTGTTGCAGATACAGTAAGAAAACTAAAAACTGCACAGTCACAAAAAATTAGTTCTTCTTCTACGCAAGAAAAAGAAAGTTCTGCAAAGAGAGGATCTAAACCAACTAGAAAAACAGTACAAAGAAAGAACAATATGTTCAAAAGATTTTAATTAGTAAACAAAAACAAAAACAAATATAAATGGCAACTCCAGTTTTAAACAATGGTATCTTTCTACGGGATACAGCGTACAACGCAAGTTCACACGTAGACTCTTACCACTTGGTTAACATGTTGAAGGATGCAGAACCAATGGACTTAGGTCCAGTTGACCTATGGGCAATGGCTCAGAAAGTTGAAATGCCTCTTTATCAAATGTCTAGCTTTGGTGGTAAAAATGTAATCATGGTAGACAATGCTCGTGGTGAGTATAAGTGGCAAACTCCAGTGTCTAATGATCTTCCTTATGTTATTGAAGATTTAGTAGCAGTAAATGATGAAGCTTATAGCACTCGTGGAGCAGATGGTCAAACTTTCCAGATTAAAATTAGCCGAAGAGAATTTGGTCATGGTGACATCATTACTTATGACAAGTACAATGGTGCTGAACTTTACATTACTGATGAAGATATTCTTCCTGTAGGTGATGGATTTATCTATACTGTTCAACTTGTTAACAATAACAATGTTGCAGTTATGGATCCAAGATTCTTGGTTAATGGAACTAAGTACTTTAGAAAAGGTTCTGCAAGAGGTGAGTATGGTGAAAGATTTTCTGACATCACTACAAGAACAGGTTTCAGAGAATTCTACAACTATGTAGGTGGTGCTGAAGCTCACGTTCACTATTCTATTTCTTCTAGAGCTGATCTTATGATCAAAGGAGGAATGAATGCAGATGGTACAGTTCCTGTAACTGAGATCTGGAGAACTTCTGATAAAGGAATGGATCCTTCTATTACTTCTTTGGAAGACATGGTTAAAGTAATGGGTAAAGATGGTGTAAAGAGAGCATTTGATAATGGTGATCTTTCTCGTTCTTTCCTTACTAGCATGGAAGCTGCTCACTTAACTAAAGTCGCTAATGACATTGAGTGCTACTTAATGTGGGGACAAGGTGGTAGAGTAAGACAAGATGGTCCAGATGATTTAAGATTATCTGTAGGTCTTTGGCAACAGCTCGATAACTCTTTTAAAAGAGTATACAATAAAAATAACTTTAACTTAGATCTATTCCGTTCTGAGATCTACAACTTCTTCAATGGAAAAGTTGAGTTCCAAGGTCCAGATCCAAACAGACAATTGATTGTCCAAACTGGTATGGGTGGAATGAGAATGGTTAATGAAGCTATCAAAAGAGAAGCTGTAGCATCAGGTCTTGTAATTCAAGCTGCTGATATAGGTGCAATCACTGGTCAAGGTATGGACTTGAACTTTGGTTTTGCTTACACTTCTTATGTAATTCCTTTCCTTGCTAATGTTAAGTTTGTACTTAACCCAGCATTTGATAACGTGAATACTAATGATATTGAGAACCCAATCATTGATGGATTCCCATTATCTTCTTATTCATTCATCATCTTTGATATTACTGATAACACTAATGACAACATCTTCTTGTTGAAGTTAGAATGGGATAATCAATTGAAATGGTGGTATCAAAATGGTACTATGGATTACATGGGTAGATCACAAGGCTTCCAGTCTTCTGGACAGTTCAATGGTTACCGTGTAATGATGTCTCAAACAATGCCTGCAATTTGGGTAAAAGATCCAACTAAGGTTCTTAAGATTGTTATGAGAAACCCAGTAACAGGAGGTTCATTCTAAGAATAACACAAACAACTCATAGAAAGGGGGAGGAAGCGTCCTCTCCCTTTTTTATTTAAAAACCAATACAAAAACAAAAACCAATGGCAAAGAAAAATGATGACTTCACAATGGTAGAAGTCCCAACTAACAGCAGAGAATCTAAGGTTAAAATCAGACCTTACTTTGATGCAAGATCAGAAAACATGGGTCTAGAAAATTATGGACTTAGTTTATTTGATGGTGTAACACACCAAGAACAATTAGCATGTCTAGAGATCAACGGTATCAATAGATATTTAACAGGACTAAATGAGTTTGCTCCAGAGATTAAAAAACTCAGTCCTGAAAAAAGAGAAGCTAAGGTAAAGCAAATAAGAGCAACAGTTGCTGACTTAGAAGCTGAACTAGCATCTAATATCCTTGACCCAGAAGACAAAGACTTTTGGAATAAGGTTAAACTTTTAAAACCTGATAACTCAGAGTTTTGGAATAAGATTGAAATATCTGTAGGAAATGAGCCTAAGTATTTGAATATGGCTGATCCTTATGATAGAATTAAACTATGTGCAATTGAAGCAGGTGGATTTTCTTTAATTGCAAAAAGTTATGAAGACGCTAAGTCTAAACCAAGACCACCAAAGTTCTATTTAGATAAAGAAGAAGAATCAGTATCTACTAGAACAGAATACAAGAAACTTAGAAACAAAGCGTTGTCTGAGTTACAAAAGTTATTTGACAAAAATAGTACTAAACTATTCTATGTAGCAAAAGTGGTAGATGCAAACAGTACTCAGTATAAAAAGTCTACTCCAATAGATGTATTGTATGAAAACATGGATGAATTCATACATGGAGATGGAGCAGAGAGTAATGTAGAAAGAGCTGTTAAAGTATTTATAGATACAGTAGGATCTGATATGGAAACATTAAAGCTCCGAAGTATTGTTAAAGATTCAACATTCTTTAAACATATTGTTACAAAGAGTGACGGACATATATATCATACTAAGAAGAATGTTCTACTTGGAAGAAATGTTTCTGATGTAGTAGAATATTTAAAGAATCCTCTTAATGAAGATATCTTAGATGATTTAACAAAGTCCTGTGAGCAATATTGGAAAAGTTAAATTAAAATATATATTATGCAAAAAATGAATTACGGTTATGGCGGAATGAGCATGAAGAAAAATGGTGGCACAGCTGGTGGTCAAGCACTTTTTGATGCACTAAAAGCTAAAGGTTACAAAAAAATCGGTGGTGCTGCATCTGCAATGGAAACAGGAGCTTATAAATATGGAGGTTCTTGTGGAAAGAAGATGAGATATAACAGAATGAAAAAATCTTTTTAATTATGGCAAATAATAAAATGATGTACTCCGATGGAGGATCAAAAATGAAAATGGGTGGTTCATGCATGTGCAGTAAAACTATGCCCATGTACAGTAATAACCCAAGATCTCTTTCTGGACAAATGCTAATGGTTGGTGGACAGACAGCTGTAAATAGTTTCTTAGATCAAAAAAGCGGAACACTAAGTGGTGATAAAAAGTATGCAGGTGGTAGCTTTAGACGGTCACTAGATACTAAAGTTATGAAAAGAGGTGGTTATTAATGATTAAAATTACTAACATGAATAAAAAAGATATGCGAGAGTTTGAAGTAGCCTCAGCAATGAGTACTCTACAAAGAGCTCAAGAGATTCAAAAAGATGCAAAGCTTATGGCTGAGGTTAGAAAAGCTGCTATGGCAGAAGTTAAGAAACTTCAAAACTTAGCTGGTGGTGCACCTTCTAAACCTAAGAAAACTTTACCTAGAAAGAAAACTTTAAAACGTAGATAATTATGGATCCAAAATGTCCTTGCAAATATGATGAAAAAACTAGGCAGTATAGAGACTGTAAACGTAGAAGCTGTAAACCCAAACCAGGTCAAGGTTTAAATGAATTAGAGAAGGCTGGAAATGAAATTAAGAAATTTCTTAAAGGTCTAGTGGGAATGAAAAACGGTGGAAGTACTACTTTTGCTAGAAAGTCTAAAAAAAGTAAATAAGATGCCTAATTATAGTAGAGTAAATACTGATGGTGAAATTTTAGAATTCTTTAGAAAAGGAGGATCTAAAAAGAAGTCTAAGAAAGATGCTTGCTATAGAAAAGCAAAAGCTAAGTACAGAGTATTTCCTTCAGCTTATGCTAGTGGATACATTGCTAAATGTAGAAAACGTAGAGGAAAGATTAAGTAATGGCAGTAAGAAAAACAGCTAAGGGTCTTGCACTTAAAAGGTGGTTTAAAGAAAAGTGGAAGGATGAGAAAGGTAATCCTTGCGGTTCTTCTAAGAACAAGAAAACCAAGAAGTGCAGACCTACTAAAAAGGTTTCTAAGAAGACACCTAGAACATGGGGGTCATTATCTAAGTCTCAGAAAGCTAAAGCTGTTGCTGAAAAGAAAAGAGTAGGAATGGGTAGAAGAACTAGTTCTATTAGAAAAAGAAAAAAGAAGAAGTAATGGCAACTACTAAAAAGTTTAAAGCTCATATGATGTACAATCCTAAAACAGGTAAAGGTACTATGGCTAAAAAGATGGCTGATCATTTACGTTTAAAAAAGTTAGGATACACTCATACTAAACCTAAAAAGAAAAAGTAATGGCAACTAAGAAGAGTAGCAAGAAGAAAGGAGCAATGAAAGGTTGCAGCATTAAGAATGGCTGCAAGTCTAAGAAAGGTGGTCTTACTGCTAAAGGTCGTAAGATGATTAACAGAAAGACTGGCTCTAAACTT